GGATTACCACAACTAGCGGGTGGTGAACTGGGTTGGGCAGTTGATACCCAAGAATTATACATAGGTAACGGTGCAGTTTCAGAAGGTGCACCAGCAGTAGGTAATAGTAAAATCCTAACAGAACACGACAATCTATTTGAATTAAGTGATCAATACACTTACAAGAACGGAACAAGCATACAAACAGGTTCCAGTTCATCTAATCCTGTACAAAGAAGTTTACAATCAAGACTAGACGATTTTGTTAATGTAAGATCCTTTGGTGCAAATGGAGACGGCACTGATCAAACTCTTGCACTACAAAGAGCAATAGATCAATTATTCCTACCTTGGTCAAGCGCCACTGATGCAGACAGTTTAAGAAAAAGAGTTACATTAAAATTAGACGCAGGTCTATACAAAATTAGCAATAGTTTAAAAGTGCCACCATACGTTAACCTAGTTGGTGATGGTTCAGACAAAACTGTGATAGAACAAACTGGAGCATACGCAGTAATAGAAACAATTAATGGAAATGGTATTAATGCACAAACAAGTTCAACTAACCAATCTAACATTATTAAATTAGAAGGAATGACATTAAAAAGTTATCTAACTAATCCAGCATTAAAATTAAGTAGCACTAAAGACAGTCAATTTATAGATATTAAATTACAAGGACCATGGACACAAGGATCAGCAATTACTTCAACACAGATTGGATTATTAATGGAAGCAACATCAACACCTGTAACAACACAAAACAATAACTTTGAGAAACTTAAAGTTGTAGGATTCAGTTATGGAATACTATCTAATCACGATGTTGCAAACAATCATTTTGAAGACTGTGTGTTTGAAACTCTTTCATATGGTGTGTACTGGGGCAGAGATACAGCACTAGGACAAGTTGCACAGGCGACAGGACCTATCAACAACACAATTACAAATAGTAGATTTACAAATATTGACAAAACAGGTTATTGGGTAAAAGAAGGAAAAGGAAATGTTAGTAAGGAAAACAGTTTTATTAAAGTAGGTAACGATGGTGGCTTAGACACAGCACCAGTCCATGCCGTAATAAGATTTGATGCAGATAACAATATTTCAAAAAATGATTTCTTTGCTAGAACAGAATCATTAATGGCTAATACAAGCACAATGACAAACGTTGCATACATACCTGAAGTGCAAGGCAAGTTCAATAATGAATTATCTTTTGTAACAAAATTTAACGTAGGACAATTAGCATCAGCGACAAGAGTTGCCAAATTGCCTGCAGACAATAGCAGACATTACAAAATAGAATACACTTACAACAGTTCAATAAGAAATGCATTCAGATCAGGCACACTAGACATAAACATAGACAGAACAGTAGACACAGTAAACTTGTCAGATGAGTATGACTTTTTAGGCGACACGGCAAACAACACAAATTCAACTAGATTAAACTTCACAGCAAGTTTATCTGACGAGAACTCAGACGGGGCAAAAGAATCATGCATAATACAGGCAACCAATCCATCACTATCATCGAATGAAAACGCACAAATTATATTCAAAGTTAGAAGTATCTCATAAGCCTAATATATTTTTTGGAACATACCAACAAAGACTAATTGACTGGAAAAATATTAGAAGCATTATCAATGAAGAACAAAATCCTTTAGAAATTCTATCTAAAATTTATTTCTACTGTCCTAGAACTAAAACAAAGACAGATGAATACAAAACTGACACATGGTTAGAGCCTTGGCAGTTGCTTGAAAGAAATGATTACAATGAATTTGACCTTTCATTGTTATTATGTTATACTATAATGATAACAGAACAGTTTAAGGACAACAAAATACTGATACATAATGTCATATCAAAGGAAATTGAATCCAACAACCGTAAGTTTAGTTACGTAATTGAATTTAATAACCAATTTTTAAACGTAAACGATATGGTAATAATGACCAAAGAACTGTTTGACAAAGATTACGTTCTGCATTATACTCATAATATAAAAAATAAGATAAATATTGATTTAATTTAATAGGAAATAGAATACTAATGGAAGTCGCTGAACAGATAATCACAACTAATACATCAAACATTAAAGTACAAAAAAGGGACGGACGACTAGAGCCATTAGATATCGATAAAATTCACTTTGTTGTTGAAGAAGCCTGCGAAGGATTAACAGGTGTTTCAAGTTCACAAATAGAAATAAATGCAAACATTCAATTTTACGATGGCATTACAACAAAAGACATCCAACACGTATTAGTAAAGTCAGCAAACGATTTAATTACATTAGAAAATCCTAACTATCAATACGCCGCCGCCAGACTTCTCTCTTATGATGTAAGAAAAGAAGCACATGGTCAATACGAATACATTCCTTTATTAAAATTAATTCTTAGAAATATAAAATTAGGCGTTTACGATAGAACAATAGTTGAAAAATATCACAAATCAGAAATTAAAAAGTTTAACACTTGGATCAAGAGAGATAGAGATTTAGATTTTACATACGCAGGTCTAAGACAAGTTGTGGACAAGTACCTTGTGCAAGACAGAAGCACGGGAGAACTTTATGAAACTCCACAAGATATGTACATGATGATCGCGGCAACATTATTCGCAGAGTATCCTAAGAAGACTAGAATGAGTTATGTAAAAAAATATTACGATGCAATTTCACAATTTAAGATAAACATACCAACGCCAGTAATGGCAGGAGTGAGAACTCCTATAAGACAATTTGCTTCTTGCGTTCTTGTAGACAGTGACGACACACTCCCATCAATCTTTTCAAGTGATATGGCCATTGGATTATATGTTGCCAGAAGAGCAGGCATAGGAATCAACGCAGGACGTATCAGAGGTATTAATAGTAAAATTAGAGGTGGGGAGGTTCAACACACTGGAGTCATTCCGTTCCTTAAAAAATTCGAATCAACTGTGAGATGTTGTACACAGAATGGTGTGCGTGGTGGAAACGCAACAGTACACTTTCCTATATGGCACCAAGAGATTGAAGACATACTTGTATTAAAAAATAACAAAGGTACTGAGGACAACAGAGTTAGACGTATGGACTATTCAATACAGATGTCTAAACTGTTCTATGAAAGATTCATTAATGAAGAGGATATCACATTATTCTCTCCACATTCCGCTCCTGGATTGTATGATGCGTTTGGAACAGAAAAGTTTGATGCACTCTATAAGAAATACGAAAAGGATAAATCCATTCCTAAGAAAACTATCGCGGCACAAGAACTGTTCGCAGACTTATTGAAAGAAAGAGCAGAGACCGGAAGAATCTATATAATGAATATAGACCATTCAAACTCACACTCTAGTTTCAAAGACAAAGTATCAATGAGTAACTTATGTCAGGAAATTACATTACCCACAACACCAATTAAATCCATAGACGATCCTGAAGGTGAAATAGCACTTTGTATATTGTCAGCAATCAATGTTGGAGCAATAGGAAATTTGTCTGAACTTGAAGGGTTATGTGATTTAAGTGTTAGAGCATTAGACGAAATAATAGAATTACAAGACTATCCTGTGAAAGCGGCAGAAGTATCTACTAAATCTAGACGTTCTTTAGGCATTGGATACATTGGGTTAGCACACTATCTCGCGAAGAACGGTGTTAAGTATTCAGATCCAAAGGCGTGGGAGTTAGTAGATAGACTTTCAGAAGCATTCCAATATTACTTGTTAAGAGCAAGTTGCGATATTGCAGAGGAAAAAGGTAAGTGTACAGCATTTGATAGAACAAAATATGCAGATGGATTACTTCCTATTGATCATTACAAGAAAGAAGTAGATGAAATAGTTACACACAAACAGAGAATGGCTTGGGAAACTTTAAGAAAAGATATTTTAAAATATGGACTTAGACATTCAACATTATCGGCACAAATGCCCTCGGAAAGTTCTTCCGTTGTTAGTAACGAAACTAACGGTATCGAACCTCCAAGAGCACTCCTTTCAATTAAAAAATCCAAAAAAGGTCCATTAAAACAGATAGTTCCAGGTTTCCCTAACTTGAAAAATGCATACACTTTGTTATGGGACATGGGAGGTAACGAAGGATACATAAAGATTGTATCTGTGATGCAGAAATATTTTGACCAAGCAATATCAGGCAATTGGTCATACAATCCATTACAATATGAAAACAACGAAGTACCATTATCAGTAATGGCGCAAGATATGTTGATGGCATACAAATATGGATGGAAGACAAGTTACTATCAGAACACATATGACTTTAAGGGTGAAGAGGAAGATGTGCAACCATCGGGTATTGATGCTCCAGTTATTCCAAATAAATCCCATGTTAATGGCGAACATTTAAACGGTGAGTCACACGTCAACGGTGAACACTTGAATGGTGAAGCCAAAGTCCAAGAACAACTACAGGATTTAGAAGATGGAGAGTGTGAAGCCTGCACAATTTAAATTTGACGTTAATCAAAAAATTTGTTATAATTAGATAATTATTAGGTATGGCGAAAACAGTTTTTAATAGAAAAGATATAGACTTTACAAAGGAACCTATGTTCTTTGGTGAGGATCAGAATGTGCAGAGATACGATATATTCAAGTATCCGCAGTTTGATAAACTTAACCAAACAATGTTAGGATACTTTTGGAGACCTGAAGAAGTTTCCTTACAAAAAGATAGAGCAGACTTCCAAACATTCAGACCAGAACAGAAACACATATTCACATCTAACCTAAAGTATCAAACACTATTAGACAGTGTGCAAGGCAGAGGACCATGTTTAAGTTTCCTACCATATGTTTCTAATCCTGAATTAGAAGGATGTATTGTTACTTGGGACTTTTTCGAAACTATCCATTCAAGAGCATACACACACATAATGAAGAATGTCTATTCGGATCCTGCTGAAGTATTTGACACTATTTTAAATGATAAAGAGATATTAAAGAGAGCAGAATCAGTTACAGAAAACTATGACAGATTTAGTGAGATGGCACAAGACTACACAGTCAAAGGCAAAGGTGATATAGATGAATTGAAAAAACAATTATATCTTGCAATGATAAATGTTAACCTGCTTGAAGGTTTAAGATTCTATGTATCATTTGCTTGTACATTTGCATTTGGTGAACTTAAACTTATGGAAGGTTCTGCAAAACTACTTTCATTGATTGCTAGAGATGAAGCAACACACTTGAACTTATCGACACACGTTATCAAAGCATGGCAAAGGGGCGATGACAAAGGTATGAGCAAAGTTATAAAAGGCTTGGACAAAACTGTGATCCAGATGTTTAAAAATTGTGTTGAAGAAGAAAAGGCATGGGCAAAACATTTATTCAAAGATGGTTCCATAATCGGACTTAACGAAAGATTGTTAGGAACTTATGTAGAATGGATTGCAAACAAGAGATTAAGAGCATTAGGCTTTGATCCGTTGTATGAAGTTCCTGCAACTCAAAATCCTCTACCATGGACACAGCACTGGTTGTCATCTAAAGGTATGCAGATTGCTCCACAAGAAACTGAAATAGAATCTTACATCATTGGTGGAGTTAAACAGGACGTTAAAAAAGGTCAGTTTTCTAAATTCAAATTATAATGACTACTTACGAAGGAATGAACGGCTTGGAAGTTTTATATACTATCCTATTTGTTGAATGGGACAAAGGACTTTGGGGAATTATAATACTTGGTTTAATCTTTGCATTAGTATCCATAATAACAGACGACAATTTCCAAAAATACATAAAGCATTTCAATCAAGACATTTGATTGACTTTCCTAAAATAATTAAGTATAATAAAGCAAATAGGAGAATACAATAGATGTCAACAATTACGGAAGAATCAACAATAGTCTGGAGTAAGATGATGTGTCCGCAGTGTACCGCGGCAAAGCAGTTGCTTAAACTGAACGAAATTACTTATGAAGAAAGAATGATAGGCGATGGTTGGAGTAAAGAACAATTACTCGAAGCCGTACCAAATGCGAGAACAGTTCCTCAAATTATATTAAAGGGCAAATTAATTGGTGGATATGATCAACTACGAGCACACTTTAATAAAGAACAAGAGGAAAAAGATGTCACAAATTAATGAAGGTGATACAGTCAGTATCAAATTTACCAGCGGTGAAGAAATAATTGCTAGATTTATTTCAGATGATGGAGCAGTAGTAAACATCCAGAGACCTATGGCATTGGTTAATCTTGCTAGTGGTATTGGACTAGGACCATTCATGTTCACGGTGCCAAAGTTTTCTGAACTTCCAATCAATAAAAATTTAGTACTTACAATGGCAAAGACCGAGGTAGAGTTCGCTAAAAAATACGCAGAAGGTACCACAGGACTTAAATTCACTAATAAATGACCAAACTAATAGCCACTGATTGTGATGGTGTACTTTTCAAATGGGAAGAAATGTTTGACAAGTATATGAAAATGAATGGCTTCGAAAAGAAAACTCAGGATCATTACGAACTACATATGAATTATCAGATACCCGAAGCAGAAATGCCCGTGTTGGTAAAGATATTCAACGAAAGTGCCTACATGAGATACTTGGAACCGATGGACGGAGCAGTTGAATATGTTAAAAAACTTGCTGACGAAGGTTGGAGGTTCCATGTGATTACATCTCAGAGCACTGATAAGATAGCCAACCAAGCACGGAAAGACAACTTGAAAGATGTTTTTGGAGATGTGTTCGAAGATTTTACATTTTTGGATACAGGTGGTGGCAAGATAGATGCACTCAAAACTTTGGTACCAGGCACTTGGTGGATAGAAGATAAACCAAAAAATGCCTTTGATGGTGCTGTTCTAGGTTTGGCATCAATACTACTTGACCTTCCGCACAATTCAAGTTATACTATAAACAAACAAATGAATTTCCAGAGAGCAAAAGACTGGAAACACATTTATGATATCATAAAGGAGAAACATTATGGCAACTCATGATGAAATAAAAACAGCCTACGAAAGTTATGTTGCAGAGCAAGAAGCCTTCGAAACAAAAGGTGTAAAAGCGGCGGCGGCTAGAGCCAGAAAGGCTTTAGGAAACTTAGGCAAATTAAGTAAAACAAGAAGAAAAGAAATACAAGAGAAGAAAAACTCTATGTAATTCAATTTGGTTGCTTGGCACACGTCAAGCAACCAATCTTATCCCTATTTGATAAATAATATTTGATATATAATATCACTACGGGAATATATAAAGTATGGAAAAAGGCAAGGTAAAATGGTTCAACTCCGCAAAAGGTTTTGGATTCATCACACCAGACATTGAGGGCAAGGACGTATTTCTTCACATTTCAGCACTAAAAGCCGCTAACATAAAAGAAGTTATGGACGGTGACGTGATTGAATATACTCTACAAGAGTTTAGAGGAAGACAAGTAGCGTCTGACGTCAAAGTAATCAAAAACTTCAATCAATAATCATTGACAAACTGACAATATTCTGTTTAAATACAGAGTAGGCGTTGAAGTGTGAGTAATAAACATTTAGGACGTCGGGGCAGTACCGACCACCTCCACCAAATCGTTCACGCAAAACACATTGTCACTTTGTGTTTTACGGGGGTGATATAGGTTCGACTAGTGTCTAAAAGCACATGGAGTTTACCAGTAAGATCTCTGTAAAAGGTCATTCATAAATGCAAACGCATTTAAACCAGAAGTGACAGTTCCAGTCAGCATATTCGCTGATGCGGAATTGGTTGCCGCTTAATACCGGCCACTTGGCGGAGTAGACTAGCCGGGCAACAGAAGTAGTCAGGTGTGGGAGTTTCGGCTCCCACACTATAAACACATCTTATAACTTATCTTTGCACTAAACTTTACACATATACAATCTAAATATTACTGTGATTGGAGGAGATTATGCGTACTCGTACTAGGACACAGTCTTCTAAAACTCTATGGAAGAAATGGAAGAAGAAGGCGCCCAAGGTGCCTGATATTACTTGCCCTATTATTGACGATGTTTTACAACG